GAACAAGCTAAACAGACTAGCCAAGAATGCAATGGGAGATACACCTATCAATCTTTCTAGTCCTGATGACAAAAGTGTGTTGCTTTACTCAAGAAAAGTAAAAGACAAATCACTTTGGTCAATCACATTCAATCTAGGTCATGAGATGCGTGGCAACACAATCAAACCTAAGATGAGAACACGCATGAAGAACAAGGACTTTGTACAATGTGTAAGGCGAATGACTGACATTGTATACAAAACAGTAGGTAGGCAATGCGAAACTTGTCGTGGATCAGGTAGGGTAACACCTCTGAGAAAAGACGGAAGTGTAGGTAAAGCGAAACGGATATGCAAAACTTGCATAGGTAAAGGTGTAGTCTACACATCTACTGGCGAGGTGGCAGGCTTCAAGCTTATACCACGTACGCCCAAAGATACGGCATCAGCAGGTTTCAAGACAGACAAGGTTACCCTAGAGGATAGGCTGTCTGAACTAGAGGGCGATGCACGTGAGTTTTGTGAAGCGTATGTACGATACAATGCTCTTCGTACTTACCTATCGACGTTTGTCGAGGGAATGAAAAACAACGTTGACGAAAATGATTTCATACATCCTGAGTTCATGCAATGTGTGACGGCAACGGGCAGGCTATCCAGTCGCAATCCTAACTTTCAAAACATGCCACGTGGCTCAACGTTTGCCATACGTAAGGTTGTGGAAAGTAGATTTGAGGGCGGTAAGATACTTGAAGGCGATTACTCACAGTTAGAATTTAGAGTGGCAGGCTTTCTTGCCAAAGATAGTAATGTCTATGCAGACGTGATAAAAGGTACAGATGTGCATAGTTATACGGCATCTATCATAGGTTGCTCCAGACAAGATGCAAAGGCACACACATTCAAACCTTTGTATGGTGGTGTGAGTGGCACACGTAGCCAACAACAGTATTATCAGAAGTTCAAAGAGAAGTATGAACAAGTAACTGAGTGGCACAAAGAGCTAGAAAAGCAGGCTGTATCGACAAAGGTCATAAAACTACCATCAGGGCGTGAGTACGCTTTTCCTGACGCTAGATGGACAGAGTGGGGTTCAGCTACTAATCGTACTGCTATATGCAATTACCCCGTTCAGGGGTTCGCTACGGCTGATCTATTGCCTATTGCCCTTGTTATGCTAGATAAAGAGATGAGAAGACTAGATATGAAGTCTGTGATTTGCAACACAGTACATGACTCAATTGTTCTTGACGTTCATCCAAGTGAAGAACAACAGTGTATTGACGTTTTATCGAAGGCAATGTTGTGTTTGCCAAGTGAGACGAAACGTAGATATGGCGTCGAATACGATATGCCAGTGGGCATAGAATTAAAAATAGGTAAGAATTGGCTTGACTTGTCTGAAGTTAATTTGTAACCTCGAATTACGTTAACCTTAAATAAACAGAAAAAGGAAAATTTTATGGATAATAACTTACAAACTATAAGTGACGATATGGACAATATTGTTACCTCATTTGATAACGACGATATTGATGCTTTGATGGAGCTATCTGGACAAGGTAAATCACAAAAGGCATCACAAGGCTTATCTAGACTAAACATTAATTACGATGTTGAGACTGAAGATGGTCAGACACTTACTCGTGGTGATTGGAAGATGATGTACGAAGGTGAGATGGTTTACGCCAAAACACCAGTGCTAAGACCAATACTACGAACCTTTGAGTGGAGTGTCTTTGATGCTGAACAACAAGGCTTCTCATGCAAGTCTGTACAGAAACCATCTTTATCAGGAGATTTCCCAGATACAGAAGGTGGCAACAAATGTGGTCGTTTATCTGCATCAGAAGAGGAAGTTTTGAGCGATGATGATCCGTCAAAGATAAGATCAAAGCAGTCTGTGTGTAACCAAGTGTTGTATTCAGTTGTGTCTGGAGACTTCAAAAAAGGAAACGGTGAAGTCGTAAAGGTGGAGAACCATCCAGTCGTTGCTTACTTTAAGAGATCAGGGTTTGTACCTATCCGTAATTTTATAGATAGCTTAACAAAGCAAAAGAAGATTATGCAGAAGTGTAACATAGCCTTGAATACATCTAAGCAGAAGAAGGGTTCAGTTACATATTGGGTTCCTGTACCAACCTTACACAGTGAAACAACAATATCTGCAGAAGATAAGGAGTTGATGAAAAAGTTTGCTGACACTGTAAAGGCACACAATCAAAGTGTCCTTGAGCAGAACAGAGAGTCTACTAAGTTAGTACCTAACAGTTCTGACGACAGTCTAGCAGACGATTTCCATGCTGCTGCTGTTTAAAATACAAGACTATATGGAACGTGCAAGTAGGGGGGAAGTCTCTATTCCCCCCGAAGCCGTTACGGACTTTGCTAATTCGTGCAGAGACTCCGTTATTACTCAGCTAAATAAACAACGAGAATACAAGATACGTATGTCAGGATTGGGTAGACCAATCTGTCAACAAATTCTTGAGAAAAAAGGTATCGAACAAGAGATACAATACAACATGTTATTTAGATTTCTGTTTGGAGATCTAGTGGAGTCAATCGCTGTTCTTGTTCTTGAGCAGGCAGGGATTGAGATTGTTGATAAGCAAAAGCAAGTAAGCTTGAACATAGGTGGCACAGAAGTTAGTGGCACATTAGATTTAATATTACGTGACGAATCTGGACAAGATAAAGTTTGGGATGTAAAGTCTGCAAGTGAGTGGGCATTCAAATTTAAATACACGGGTTTTGGTGGATACGACAAGATAAAAGAAGATGATCCATTTGGATATGTCATGCAAGGTCATTTGTATGGAGAAGCAACGGGTTTACCGTTTGGGGGTTGGATCGTTGTAAACAAATCAAGTGGTGAGGTAGCCACAGTTGAAGCACCTGACTGGCAAAAAGATGATAGAGAAGAATATTTAAAAGATGCAGAGAACAGAATTAAAATACTTACAGATGAATCCCTTGAATTTAAAGTACCCTTCAAAGATATATTTGAAACTTACAAGCAAGATGGGCAAGAGGTCAGGACAGGAAACAAACTGTTGCCCAAGCCTTGTACAATGTGTGGGTTCAAAGCACACTGTTGGAAAGATGCCGTGTTGCATGACAGAATAACATCGAAAGCTAAACAGCCACCTCAAGCGTGGTATTCTAAATTAAAAAAGAAAGCATTGTAATGTCAATTATATATGTCCGTGAATATCAAAGAGATCTTATGGAATTAAACGAGGACTTGTACCACGTTTATATAGACTCCCATACGGAGACTGGGGGTGGGAGAGACATTGTTTTTTTACGTCAACATGAAAGAGGTATTCCCCTTACTCTTCGTGAAAACTTTTCAAGCAATGGCTCTCTCACTTCTACAACTGAAAAGCGAGACATACTCAAAGTAGAAAACCAATTCCAAACTATACACTATGTAACTAATCAGGATAAAGTAATATGCCTTCCGATATACCAGTTAACAAACGAACTTATTACCATAGAAAAACAATCCCCCAAACTGGCAGGGTACATAAACAAACGAGTGCAGTCATTAGGATTGAGGATGAACAGATGAGAAGAACAAAGTACAGATCACAGTTTGAGTTACATCTTGCAAAAGGTCTGGCCGCAAACAAAGTCAAGTTCGAGTATGAGTCAAAGAAGTTTATCTACATACCTAAACCACGAACATACACACCTGATTTCTATATAGTCGAGAGTGATATCTACGTAGAAGCAAAAGGTCATCTTGATAAAGCAGATAGAGTTAAGATGGCACTGGTAAAGCAACAACATAAGGATCTCGATATAAGGTTTGTCTTTATGAATGCTCGAAATAAAATCTACAAAGGCAGTAGAACAACCTACGCTGATTGGTGCAACAAACACAATTTTCGTTGGGCAGAGAAAACAATACCTGCGGAGTGGTTTAAAAAATGAAAGATAAATACGAAGACTTAAAAAAGTTTATGGAGCAGATGAATCTGCAAAAGAACTACTACTACATTATACTTGAAGATGTAGGTGATGATAAGTTCAAGGTAAATGCTTACGATACGACTGGTAAAAAATATCAAAATGAACTTGACCATTCCGCTGCATCTGTTATACATGAAGGACTTGTCGGCTTAGTAACAGGTAAGCCTGACGAAGTATTCAACTTCGGTATGTCTGAACTTGCATTCAACTACTCATCTAAGCGAATGTTCGGAGAAATATTTGACGAGACAGGTGAAAAGATAGAATACAAAGACAACATAATCAAAGTTGATTTTGGTAGCAAACATTGATAGGGTATTATGATTACATGTTAAAAAGATTAGAAGAAGAAAAAAAGAAAACGGATATGGTAAACAGTCCTGCTCATTACAACGAAACAAATATAGAGACAATAGACATAATTCAATCTGTCACAGGCGATGGATTTGACAGTTATCTTCAAGGTAACATTCTCAAGTACATGTGTAGATACAAGTATAAGAATGGTACAGAAGATTTAGAAAAGGCGAGATGGTATTTAAACCGTTTAATTGAAGTACAAGTAGGAGAGGATTATAATGGCGTCTAACATGCTACCAACTTCATACCAAGAGTTCATACACAAATCAAGGTATGCACGTTGGCTTGAAGAAGAAGGAAGAAGAGAGAACTGGGATGAAACAGTCTCAAGATATGTGAATTTTATGGAAGAAGCTCTTCTAGAAAAGCACAACTACAAGATGGATAAAGTTGATAAAGAAACTATACAAGAGTATATACTCAGCTTGAATGTCATGCCATCTATGAGAGCTATGATGACAGCAGGGTCTGCACTGAAACGAGATAATGTGTGCGGTTACAATTGTAGTTATTTACCAGTGGATAGTCCACGTAGCTTTGATGAAACTATGTACATTCTTATGTGTGGCACAGGTGTAGGTTTCTCTGTTGAGCGAGAGAATGTTGATAAGCTACCTGTTGTAAGTGAGAACATGCAAGAGTCTGATGTTGTAATAGTTGTAGAAGATAGCAAGGCAGGATGGGCAAAGGCTTATCGTGAACTTGTTGCACTGCTCTATTCAGGAATGATACCATCTTGGGATGTGTCTAAGATAAGACCTGCAGGTGCAAAGTTAAAGATCATGGGTGGTAGGGCATCAGGTCCTGATCCGTTGGTCAACCTATTTAAGTTTACTATA